GAAGGCTATGCCATCGGTAGACAGAACGGCTGGCTTTCTGCCAACGACATCCGCAGTCTTGAAAACCTCAACCCCATCCCGGAAGAGGAAGGCGGCAATGTCTACATGGTCAACGGCAATATGGTCCCGATCACGTACCCGCTGACCAGCCAGAAGATGAACGAGCTGGCGCTGGAAATGCAAGAAAAGCAGCTCGATCTGATGGAACAGGAAGAAGAATTGCTTGAGCAGATTGACCCTGTTCCGTTCCCACCGGCTGAGGAGGATCAGGATGACGAAGAAACCTAAGAATTGGAGGTCATGCCCTTGAGGGAAATCAACCTGAATGGCTATATCGACGATGCTGTGTGGTTCGGCGATGAGATTACTCCCGAATCCCTGCACGATGCGCTCTATGTAGCCGATATGGATCAGACGGAGGACGTGCATATCCGCCTGAACAGCTACGGCGGCAACTGTAATGCTGCCACCCGTATGCACGACGATCTTGCCGCTTATCCCGGCAAGATTTTTATTACCGTTTCCGGCACAGCTGCTTCTGCAGCAACTGTACTGGCGATGGCAGCTGACCGGCTTGAAATGACGCCCGGCTCCTTGTGGATGATCCACGATCCTTCCGTGATTGCAGTAGGAAACGAGCACGACCTGATGGATGCCATCGAGCTGCTCCGCGCCTGCAAGGACTCCATCATCAACGTCTACGGTAAGCGTTGTCGCTTGGGTCGTGAGACTATCGCAGATCTGATGGAAAAAACCACGTGGATGGACGCACAGACTGCTCTTTCCAATGGCTTCATCGACGGCATTGCCGAAGGTGCATCCGGTGGCCCCAGCAATTGTGTGCTCAATCGAGCTGATGCCGAAAAGAAAGTACAGGCCTGGTGTGATCGCCACAAGCTCCGTCCGCCTGAGCGTCCCCGCAACGAAGCCAAGGAGGAAATGAACCATGTCTCTGCTTCCCGAACGGAAGCCGCTGTTGGCTCCGAAGTCCGAGTCGAAGCGGAAGAAACGCCCGCGCTGGAACCGAAAGCGGCGCAACAGAGCGCCGTGCCTTCCGCGCAAGAGGCTGCCACTGAACCCACCGAACCCCGCATCAAGGCAGCAGACCTCGAAAAAAGGCTGAACTGCCTGAAGCACCAGATTATCTGAGGAGGAATTGAATTATGAACCAGATTCTCGAAATGCGTGAAAAGCGTGCCCAGCTGTGGGACGCGACTAAGAAGTTCCTGGACGAACACCAGGATGCGAATCAGACCCTGTCCGCTGAGGACGCTGCTACCTATGACCGCATGGAAGCGGATGTTGTTGCGATGGGCAAGAACATCGAGCGCCTTGAGCGCCAGGCAGCTATCGACCGTGAGATGAACAGCGCTACCGCTTCTCCGCTGACCTCTCGTCCCTCTAGGTTTGAGAACGAAAAGACCGGTCGTTCTTCCGACGAGTACAAGCAGGCCTTCTGGACTGCGATCCGTGGTCATGGTTCCCGTCAGGCTCTGCGTAATGCGCTGCAGGTCGACACCGATTCTGAGGGCGGCTTCCTCGTCCCGGATGAGTACGAGCGCACCCTTGTCAAGGCACTCGAGGAACGCAACATCATGCGTACCCTGTGTACCACTGTCCACACTGATTCCGGCGAACGCAAGATTCCTGTTGTCGCTTCTCAGGGTACCGGCTCCTGGGTTGAAGAGGAAGGCGAAATCCCTGAGTCCGATGACAGCTTCGGTCAGGTCACGCTGAGCGCTCACAAGGTTGCTACCATGATCAAGGTTTCCGACGAGCTGCTGCGTGACTCCGTCTTCGACATCCAGAGCTACATCGCCAATGAGTTTGCTCGCCGTATCGGCGCTTGCGAGGAAGAGGCCTTCATCATCGGCGATGGTTCTCACAAGCCTATGGGCCTGCTGCATGAAACCTACGGCGCGGGCGTTGGCGTGACCACTGCCGGTGCCACCTTTACTGCCGAGGAGCTGATCGATCTTGTTCACTCTGTCCGTGGCGTTTACCGTCCCGACTCTGTGTTCCTGATGAACGACAGCACGATCAAGGCCCTGCGCAAGCTCAAGGATCTCACTGGCCAGTTCATCTGGCAGCCCGGCCTGCGCGAGGGTGAGCCTGACAAGCTGCTGAACCATCGTGTGTATACCTCTATCTACATGCCGGAGATCGCAGCCGGTACCAAGCCCATCCTGTTCGGTGATTTCAAGTCCTACTGGATCGCTGACCGTGAGGGCCGTACCTTCAAGCGCCTCAATGAGCTGTATGCCAAGACCGGCCAGGTGGGCTTCCTCGCTACCGAGCGAGTAGATGGCCGCCTGATCCTGCCTGAGGCCATGAAGTGCCTGCAGATCAAGGCTTAATTTTCCTGGGGCTGCTCTGAAAAGGGCAGCCCCAATCCTATGAAGGAGGGATTCAGATGTCTAATTCGAGCCACGATGCCGCACGCACCACAAAAAACTATGTGGCCCACGGCGGCAATGAGCTGGTGATTGGCGGCAAGCTTACGTTCCTGAGCACCGCTGTTGTAGAAGATCCCTGCGGCATCCTTGGTGGTAAGGGTTGCTCTGCCGTTGCTATCCATCAGAAGCAGAGCGAAGCGACTACGGTTGCCGCACTGCGCGAGGACTTTAACCAGCTGCTTACAGTCCTCATTGCCGCTGGCGTGATTGCTGCGGCTGATGAAGAGGCTGAGTGAGGAGTTGATTGCGCATGGTGATTACGCTGCAGGAAGTCAAGGAACACCTGCGCATCGATAACGATCAGGAAGACGGGCTGATCACTACATTTATTCAACAGGCGCAAGCCACCGCAGAGGATTTCTGTCGGGTTTCGTTTGATGAGGACTATGACAGCCCGCCTGAGCCTGTGCGCCTTGCGGTGATGCTCATGGTTTCTCACTACTACGAAAACCGTGATAATCCGGATCGCCAGATCTATGTAACGATGCGCATGGCGTTTGAGAATCTCCTTTACCCATACCGCGACCCTGAGAAGATGTTCTGAGAGGTGAAGCAGCTTGAGAGGCTATAAAAACTTTGACGGCACTCCACACCCCGGAGATCTACGACATTGGGTACAGATCGGGTACACGGAGAACACAACCAACGAGAACGGGTATCCCGAGGAAAAAGATGTCGTTTTATGTCGAGTGTGGGCATCCGCAACAGATGCAGGTAACCAGCATTATCGCGCTGCAGATACCATGAACACCGAGGCTGTTGTCAACTTCACCATTCGTTGGCGAAATGACGTAAAGCCCGGTATGTGGGTGCTCTTCAACGGAGAAAAATGGAACATCACAACCCTTGGCGAGTATGCCTTCACTCGTACTTATCTGGGCCTTAAGGCTAGCATTGCGAAGGGAGTGTCCGGATGAAGCAGGTACAGCAGGCACTTGCCACACTAGGCATTCCTGTGCAGGTAGGTGTCTGGCGTGCTTCGACGGTCAACCAGAACCCACCTGTGCAGTACGTGGTTTACTCTACCACCAAAACAGAGGACACACATCACGATGACCTGGTCACAGGCTATAAGACCTTTGTCTATCTGAATTTGTGGAGCGATATTGATCCAACCGAAACGGCAAATCGCATCCGATCCATGATGTATGCTTACGGCTTTCACATGGTTGAGGAATCCGACAAAGGTTACAATCAGCCAGCATATGACACGGCTACTCGCCAGTTTTCTGTGCAGTGGACGTGGCTATGGCGAGAGGATGTGACCATCGATGCCTCTTGATGCCCAGGGATTTCAGGAGCTGATGACTGATATTGCCAACATGGCCAGCCAGCTCGACACCGAAGGTGCCGGTGCCAATGTTACTAAGCGCATACTTGAGCATGCCGCCGTACCGGTGGAAGCACAGATGAAAGCCAATGCAAGCAAAGACCCGCAGATCATATCGGGCACGCTGCATGGCGCAATATCCACCGGCAAAGTCAAAAAGCGCGCAAATGGCGGCAAGCATATCACGGTGGGTGTCCACCGAAAAGATTGGGATGAAGAAGATTACTATCCCGCCTATGTGGAGTTTGGGCACGGCGGCCCCGGCCCGGCTCCCGCTCACCCTTATATCCGTCCTGCCTATGACACGACGGAGAATCAAGCCTACGAAATCATCCGACAGGGATTGCGCGACGCAATCGACGAGTTCGGATGATTTTTCATTTTCATGATTGGAGGAATGAATTATGCCGACTCCCGCTGCATCCCCGGTTGTTTCCAGTACTGTGGGCCTCAAAAATGTGGTGATCGCGCCCTTGACCGCCGATACCACCGAAACCCATACCTATGGTGATCTTCAGCTGATGGCTGGTGCCATTGACGCTTCGATCACGCCCAACAACGCCGATCCTGATAAGCAGTATGCTGATGACATCGAGTTCGACGTTCTGTATCCCGATCCGGAGCTGAGCTTCAAGACCAAGATGGCCGATATCCCGCTCCAGATCCAGGAGATGATCTTTGGCAACAAGCTCGATGATAACGGCGTCCTGGTGCGCACCTCCACCGACAAGCCTCCGTATTTCGCGGTCGGCTTCAAGAGCGAGAAGTCCAACGGTTCCTTCCGTTACGTCTGGCTCTACAAGGTGCGTGCAAAGCCTGTCACCGAGAACTACTCCACGAAAGCGGGCACGACCATTACCCGTCAGACCGGCGAAGTCGAATGGACTTGCATCAAGCGTACCCATGACAATCGCTACCAGGCTGTGGCTGACGAAGGCGAGAACGGTTTTACTGCCGAGAAGGGCGCAACCTTCCTGGATTCCGTTTACGAACCGACTTTCACTGAGGCCTAATCACTGGGCAGCCGTACAGAACAAGTGCGGCTGCCCTTTCACTTTTCAAAGGAGGATGCTTCATGATCACCTGTAAGCTCGGTGAAAAGACCTACCACATCGATTTTATCAGCGGTCGTGCGCTTCGCGAGCTGGAGCCCGCCGCCAAGATGTATTCCCGCATCGTCAGCATTTCCAATGCCGCTGTCAAAGGCGAGGATGTGTCAGATGCCAATCAACTCAGTATTGCCGAAGCGATGGATACCATGATCAAGTGGTTCTGCCTGGTATTCGGCAATCAGTTTTCTCCGGACGAGCTGCTGGACCATTATCCGGTTGATCGTCTGATGCACGATATCGCACTTACTCTGATGGCCGTGCAGGCCCAAACCACCAGCATTTTGAACGAGTTCCCTACGAAGGCAGCGATGGCGACGAGTCAGCCGGAGCAGACGGCGACTCAGACCTAACGCTGCCTGAGTTCATTTACAGCACATATAACTCCCTGCTCGAAAACGGATGGAAGATGCAGGACATCGACGGCATGGATATGCTCGGATACCTGAAGGTACGGGCATGGAAAGCCGGACGTGAAAAGGCCAAGAAAGCCCCTGTCCGCAAATTCATTGATGAGGCATGGCCTACACTACGCCCCTAAAGGAAGTGAGAAAACATGAGCGAGGCGCTCCGCGATCTTGTGGTGTCGCTATCCCTGCAAACGGATAACTTCACCCGCAACATCAAATCCGTCAACAAACAAATCCAAGAGGCGGAGTCCTTCTTTAAGCTGGCTTCCGCAGGCGTGGAGAATTTCGAACACACCACGCAGGGCCTGACAACGCAGCTGTCTACCCTCCAGCAGAAGCTTACGCTTCAAAAGCAGGTTGTCGATCAGTACAGCAAGGCGTTGCAGGCTGCTCGTGATAAACTTTCTGAGTGCTTTTCCAGGCAGGGTGAATACGCCCAGCGCCTGGTAACTGCAAAACAGAATCAGGCACTTCTAAATAGCGAGCTGCACACTGCCGCACAGGCCTATGAGGACTGCAAGGCCCGTCTTGGCGAAACGGATCAGGCGACTATGGCCGCCGCCTCTCATATGGAAGAAGTCCGGAGCCGATATGCCACCGCATCTGAAGAGGTCAAAAAGCTTTCTGGTCAGTGTGAAGCGCTGAAGAAGGCTACTCAGAATGCTGCTGATGCTGTGTCCACGGGCAATGTCAACCTCAACAAGGCCTCCTCTGCGGTCAAGCAGACCGAGGCTGCTATTGAGAGCACGAACAAGGAATTGCAGCTGGCACGCACCAACTGGCAGGCCGCTGCTGACAGCATCAAGCTCTCCGAAACTGCGATTACCAGCATTGGCAATCAGATGCGTCAGGCCGAAAGCCAGTTTAACCTTGCGACTGCAGGGATCAAAAACGTCGATACCTCTGCAACAGGGCTCTCGGCCCGTTTGACCCTGTTGCAGGATCGATTGACGCTTCAAAACAAAGCTGTTCAGGAATACACCAATATCCTGGCACAGGCACAGAATCAGCTCTCTGCAGCACAGTCTGTCAATGATCCGGAACGTATCCAACAGGCAACGGATGCGGTAACTCGCGCTCAAACCGCGCTGAACAATGCGAATGCCGCCATCAAGGTGACGCAGGCTGAAATCGCCGCCTGCAATGCAGGCCTTCAACTGGCGAATAGCAATTGGGCTACTGCAGGCGCAGCCTTTGAAAAAGCGCAAACGGCCATTGCTTCACTCGGAAGATCGATGCAGCAGGCCGAAAGCGAATTTTCTCTGGCTACCGTAGACATCCGGAATATCGAAGAGAGCGTTTCTGGCCTGAATGCCAAGCTGGATTATTTGACCGATAAATGGTATCTGCAGCAGCAGGCTGTCTCTCAATGCGAAGCTGCCTTGCGTGCTGCTCGGGAGCAGCTGGCTGCAGCGCAGGCTGTGAATGATCCTGATAAGATCCAACAGGCAACAGATGCAGTAACCGAAGCACAGACTGCCCTCAATCAGGCACGTACAGCTCTTGCTCAGACAGAGCAGGAGCTCCAGGATACTAATCAGGCGTTGGATCTTGCTGAGTCAAACTGGTATGCAGCGAAAAAGGCAGTCGATGACTCTAAGACAGCGATCACCAGCATCAACAAGCAAATCCAGATCGCTGAGAATAATTTCAAGGCTTCTACTGCAGGCATCAAGAACATGGAAACCTCCGTGTCAGGCCTAACGCAGAAGATCAATATGCTTCAGGGGAAGCTGTCTCTGCAGCAAGAGGCAATTCAGAAATACGAGGACGCCCTTGCAGCCGCACGAGTACAGCTTGAAGCTGCACAGGATGCCAACGATCCGGAAAAGATCGCCGAAGCGACTGCTGCCGTTGAGGACGCTGAGGTTGCTCTTTCGAAGGCAAGAGCAGAGCTTTCCCAGACTCAGGCAGAGCTCAACGAAACTAATGCCACCCTGAGAACTGCTGCATCTGCATGGACTGAGCTTGGAGCTGCCTGCGAAAGCGCCGGTAAAAGGCTATCTGATACAGGAAAAACGGCCACTGCTATCGGCAGGACTATGACCACAGCCATCTCGACGCCGATCGCGGCCTTAGGTGCTACCGCAATCAAATCCAGCATCGACTTCGAATCCTCCTTCGCCAGCGTCAGAAAGACCGTTGATGCGACTGAAGAGGAGTTCGCTATGCTTGCAGACACCTCGAAGCAGATGTCTACGCAGATTGCAGCCTCCACAAGTGAGATCAACGAGGTTATGGCTACCGGTGGCCAGCTTGGCATTGCAAATGAGCATCTTGCAGAATTCACCCGTGTCATGATCGACCTGGGCAATTCATGTGAAGACCTCGATGCCAGCTCTGCTGCCTCGTCCATTGCCAAGTTTGCAAACGTCATGGGCACTAACCAAGCCATGTTCTCCAACATCGGTTCGACCATCGTAGCGTTGGGTAATAACTTCGCTACCACTGAGCAGCCGATTATGGAAATGGCACAGCGCCTTGCCGGTGCGGGACGTCAGGTCGGCTTGACTGAAGCACAGGTGCTTGGCTTTGCGACTGCACTCTCCTCTGTGGGCATCGAAGCCCAGATGGGTGGCTCTGCATTCTCTAAAGCTCTGATCAAAATGGAGGTTGCCTGCGCGACCGGCGGCGATGCCTTGGATGACTTTGCCTCGGTTTGCGGAATGTCTGCTGAGCAGTTCAGGGTGCTCTTCGAATCCGATCCTGCCGCCGCCTTTGAAGCATTTATTGTCGGACTCTCTAAGCTCGATGAGGAAGGCGAATCTGCCA